AGCTGTGTCCTCTAAATACCATTTACGCATGTGGGCAGGGTAGTCATCCCTTTCACCCTTGGCATAATTAGTAACAGCCGGGTTTGCATCATTGCTATCTCTGTACAAACTGCCTTTGAATACAACAATACCTTTGTCAAGGTTGATCTCTACAAGCTGTAAATCTATCCGGCCAAGCGGATAGTTATTTTGAAACCATCTGTTCAAGGTAGCTGCATCTTCATATTGAGTCAGATCTATCATTGCATCTCCTTATCCCAAAGCTTTACAACCTTCTCCATTAAGTATTCATTGTCAGCTTCAAGCATCTTTTGGCGCATTGATGGATGTGTTTTTACAGTAAATTTTTCCACCTTTACACTTGATTGCTTTGCATCTTGCAAACCGCGTTTATAGCCACTCTTAAAGCCTTTGTCGTAGCCATTTTCAATTGCAACCATCCAAGTAACACCAATTAACAGTGCAACCAATGTAAATAAAGTAATCGTTATTAACCAACCATATATTTCAGAGTTCATATTTCACCGCTTCCTTGAACTTGTCTAACCAATAACCCTCAACCATTGCAGCTGAGAGCCTACCTCTGACCTGAGATGCGCCCATTGATTTATGAGCGTATGCCCTGATTAGAGAAGCTTTTACAAAGTGTGTGCGTTTGCTATCAACATACGCGCCACTTTCCTTGTCATATTTAACAATTACCATGTCATCAATTTCATCAAATCCTCTGGTAGATCTACCGGTGCTACATCATTTACTATTTTGTACTGTGTACCACTTGGATGTATTGATGGTGGTAGCACTACATAACCTTTGTGTTTAATATCTATGCCAGATATTAGTTTGCCCTTAAATTGCATAGGCTTTTGTATGTAGAAATAAATGTGGTACCCATCATGTGTAGCTACAACATGTGTGTTGCATTTGAAACAGCGATCTAATAACTCAAGCCATTGAGGATCTCTGCCAGCGTTGCGTGCATCAAAATCTAATACAACCAAACTAGATTGAGATATACCAAGGCCAATGTTCAGCTCTTGATCTGCAAACCATTGATCAATCTTTTCTTGATCTAATGTTGCATCTAAATAACCATGGCGCAAAAATCTTGCAGGCTCTTTAGATTGTTTTTTAAGTGGCAATACAAACCAACCCTTTTGTGCGTAGTCTGTTGCGTTCATACAGTCACCCAGGCACCGGCATAATCTGTTGTAAAGCAATATTGATTTAGTGCATTGTCATAAGAAACACTAAAGTTGAATCTGTTTTGTTTTAGAAATTCGGTAGCTAAAATAATTGAAGCATAATTTTCTACCCAATAAATAAACTTGTGTGACCAACAGATTGTATCTTCAAAGCGGTCAGCTTGACTTAACCAATCCTGCTCATCTGCCCATTGCATTTGTGCCGCGGTCAAGCCTTCAAATTGGTTCTTTGTTATCTTCATATTCCCATCCCTTCAAATGGATTTACAAAAGCAATTAAAGCATAGCCCACTGACAAAAGCAATTACCCAAAGGCTTTACCTAGCGCGGCGAAGCTGCCATCTGTGTTGAAGCGGATCATTTCAAAGCTAGGGTTACCACGCTTAATAGTCATAATCACAGCCCCAGCCTGCCAATTAGCGTAATAATTGCGCTTTGCCAGGTAGGACATCTTTTTCATGTTGCATGTATGACCTACCTCAACACCGACTAAAACCCTCTCTAAACGGCCACCAAAGGCCTCTGAGTGGCATGTGTAGCCCATCCTGTGACTATGCCCCGAAATTACGCTCCGCCCCCAGGTTTTTGCTATGTTAAGCGCACTGGAGCCGCCAATTTTTGACAGGTTGCCCTCATCCCCATGACAGAGTACAAAGTCAGTGCCCGGTATCTCATAAGGCTTCTTCGCAAAGTAAATGCCAAGGCGATCAAAGTCCATAAATTTTTCATATTGCAGCTCTGGTAAAGCCATTAAGCCGGGTATCTGACTTACTGCACTAAACAATCTATCTGTGTGATTTGACCTGGAAACTACATCTGTTTTTAGATCATATAAAATATCTTTGCAAAGATCTCTGTCAGCATTTAATGTTTGTTGAAATGACTCAGCTTTGCCTTGACTGTATTTAGATATTGTATTTAGATCTAATTCATCACCTACATTTAATACTAGGTCAAACTTGAAAGTATTTACCAATTTTTTTAGATTGACAATTGCCTCATCAAATTGAAATGGCACCTGTAAATCACTACAAATTAAGTAGCGTGCATTAAAAGACTTGTCGCGCTTAATCTAATTCCTCATCATCATCCCATGGCTTAGACAAAGGATTTTTTTTATCTACAATCCAGTCAGGGTAAGATGACCTGTCCATTGCAAAAGCTAAAGCTGTACCTTCATCCATACCAGCCTTACGGCAAGCCATATAAACTTCATTAGCTGCAATAGCCCAGAAATCTAATTTAGTTAAAGGCGTATCTTTAGTTGTACGCCTACGCCTTGCTACCTTTTTCACTTTGCGTTTAGTTGCCATAAGCTAATTGTAAATCATAAGACACCGGAGATAGCTCTGTGGACACCTTCCTCAAGACTAATTTTTGGTGTGTAGTAATCGCTCATCATTGTCGGATTGCCTACGCGGTAAGCCACGCCTGCCGGTTTATCAGCCAATATGTTAAACCTAGGCATCTTTGTGATCCCAAGGGTTTTTAAGGCTATCTGTGACAGCTCAAGGAAAGTAGTAGGCCTGCCTGTACAAAGATTGACTGTTTGATTGCAATTGTTTTGCACCATAGTAATTACAGCATCTACTACATCATCAATATGTATAAAGTCCCTGGTAGTAGTTGCCCTACCCCAGATGTCAAATGGATTTGAATTAAGTATTGCCCTTTGCATAATTGAAGGAAAAGGGTAGGTCATATCTTGATCAGTGCCATAGCCACTGAAAGGTCTAAGGATTAAGACCTGTGTACCCATCTCACGCAGGTAACTCATCAACATTTCGCCTGTCAATTTAGCCCAGCCATAGCTCATGTCAGGTACGCCAATTTTATTAAAGTTTAGATCTTTTTCTTTTAACTTATGTTTTTTAGTTAAGGTTTGTAGCTCTGTTGGATAGGCAGCGGATGAACTAAAATAAACTACATAAGGCTGTTCTGTAACCATGCACCAATTGGCAAACTCAGCATCAATAGCAAGATCCACAGCTAAACTTAGAGGCTCATTTTCTATCTGTTGCCGCCCACCTACTACAGCTGCAAGGTGTATTACAAGGTCATACTTTTTTGTTTCTAACTTAAAAAAGTCCCGGCAGTCTGTACCATTTTTTAGATCTACTAAAGTCAATTGTGCATAAGGTAGCGCACGCCTAAAAGCTCTACCGACAAAGCCATGTGAACCAGTAATTAGGACTTTCATTTAAGTGCATAAACAAGATCTGCATACTCGGTAGATCTTAAGTAAGTTTGCAAGGTTAATAGATCTTCCTCATACCACTTAGGTTGATTAACTCTTTCATAGCCTTCATCCATTTCAGCTTTACCAGCTGCCGGGTGTAGGTGTTCAATAATTACATCTGGCAGATAAATTAGACATCCAATATCTATTCCTAATTGTTTTACAAAGTTATCAAAATATAAATGTTTGCAACCTGGAAAAGTCATGCCTTTTAACGCATCAACAATATCTTTGGTCATTGCAAAAGCGGTAGGTAAGTTTTGTCCTTGCAAGAGATCATCACCATAGGCAATGCCTGTCTTACCTAATAACGCTTTTTGAAAAGCTTTGTCCCAATCAAGCGATCTAGGCAAGTGATCATCACCCATAAAAATGTAGAGATCATAAATAGAATACCGAGTGTAATCGCGTAAAAGCATTGCAGCATCATTAAGAGCTTTCGCGCAACCGCCTGTTTTATTGTCCGAAGGCAGGCACATATAGTCTTCATTTTTGACATACTCATCCCATTTCGGATCATCATTATCTATTACAGCGTATAGATCTACAGATGCGTTTGTTTCAAGAAAGGATGCAGCTAGTCTGGCCATGTTTTCTGGTCTGCCTCTACTTGGCACAATTACGCAGCTTCTCATAGGTGAAGGGTATGCAGATTATTTTTTAGTTATTAGTATTTCATACAGCGTGTCTAGCTTATTTTCTATGCGACAAATTCTACCCTCAAGATTATGCTGCCCATTTTTATCAGGTTTAAGCTCTGATAGGTAATGCTTCACAAGCCATCTGACAGCTGCAATAAATGAACCTAGGATTGTTATTACAGCTACAGATAGACCTGCCCAGTCATTAGGACTCATTTACTGTTGCGGCCAAAAGCCTGATCCTGTCCATCAAAATATCTAATTAAAGGTGCGACTAAGGCACCTGCAAGAATAGATAGCTCAGGGCGTATGTCAGCTACCAAAGCCAAGACTGTAGTGACAGTGGCTGCGGCTAGACTGCGTAGGTAAGATTTAATAATTGCTTTTTGCTTAACACTTAATTTCATTTGAGTCCTAACTGTTTAAGTTTGTCTTGCACTTTAGTTTTAGTCATGGCTATCTCAAAGTGCATCTCATCCTTACGCTTTTTGTAGTTACCGCCCCAAGCCAAGCCATACTTAACTATAAGCAATTGTATAGTATTTGTTTGCTCTTTTGTAAATGTATTTGACTTACCTAAAGAGTGTTTTGTGGCATTAAGGTCTACAGCTGTACCAGATGAGTGATTGCTTAAAACCTTGTCTGACCCTCTGGTCATGCGAAAGGCATAGCCCCAGTCATCCAATTGACCTTTATCAATAGGCTCTACAAGCTCATTAAATTCTGCACAAAAGGCAACAAGTATTGGTGCTACATCTTTTGCACATGCAATCTTTAGAGATGTACCAGGTATAGCAAAAGATTGAATAGCTATAGCTTTGCGGTCTTCACTAGCCGGCCATCCATTAGGACTTGTTAGCTCAATAATTTTTGCCATCCATATTAAGAAAGCAACAACCGGGCTTCTGCTTGCGTAATTCCTAACTTCTTTAACAGTGCAGATTTGGCTGTTGCATCAGCCGCTTCTTTTGCTTCACGCTCTACGCGCTCTGCTTCAGCCGTTACTATTGCAGCTTCTTGATCTGCGATTTCCTCAGCAGTTAATTCAACCTCGGTAGTTTCACCTGTTGAACAATCTACGATTACTTTATGTGGCATGTTTTCTCCTTTGTTAAGCGTTGGATATTCCGTATAGATAAAATGATGAGCCTGTAATCCAGTTAGAACCATTAGCATCTATTGTTATAGAAGTAATTGCAGCGGCAATTTGGTCTAGGTTGGCTGTTGCATTTATGTAAGCAGTTGAACTATTGTTTTCTTGTACTGAAAATCCAGCAGTAGGTCTATTACTTGTAGTGGTGTAATTTGGAATATATATTTCACCATTACCAAAAGTAGAAGCGGTCGCTGTTGCGCCATCTTGAAATCCATTTAATCCATAACCAACAGATGAATTACGGCTTGAGATAGCAGAAGCACCATTGCCTTGTAAAATTGTTTGACTGTATGAAGTAGTGCCGCTATTTCCGTTAAACCAAAACTTTGTAGTTGTTCTATCGCTGGCGTTATCACTTCTCGCACTTATCCTTACTACCAAATCCGTATAGGTAGCAGGTATTGATGAGAAGGTAACAGATGCCGCACTTGATGATAAAACATTTGAACTGATTAAAGTATAGGTTGCCATTATGCCGCCTTAATTCCGTAGAGTGTTGCGGTAGTGCCTATTTTATAATTACCAGCACTTAAGGATAGTTGCATTGAAGTAATTGCTGAAGTTGATCGCCACAAATTGACAATTCTTGCAACACCACCTGAACCATTTTGGTCACCTGAATATTCTGCTAATAATGTTTTGTAAGTAGAACCTGCATAAGAAAATATATCAGTGCTGATAAAACAAGGATTAGTCACTTCAAAACCAAAAACAGATAAATCACAATAAGTTTTATTTGTTTCTTGACCAGAATAGGCACTTGCTGGAAAACCATATAATTGTGTATTTGAATAATTAGTTGCAGTATCAGAATTAAATTGTAATCTAACTCCACCACCTGCAGTAGATGTGCCTATGAGAACTAATCTTAAATCAGTATATGTTGCCGCTATAGATGAAAATGTAATAGTTGCAGCCGCACTAGCCAAGGTAGTTGTAGCAATTTTATCGTATGTGGTTGCCATATTATCCTTTTATGCCATAGAGGGCGAAAGTTGAATTGGTAGTATAATTTATTCCACCACTAATATTTATAGTAACTGTACTTATTGCAGTTGTGCTGCGATAAACTCCTGAACATAAACCTACTTGACCTCTATTGCTGTTATTGTCTTGACCATTGAATACTCTAACAGTTTTGAACTTAGTAGTACTGGCATAATCTAAAATATCTATTATTGTTACAGTTGGATAACTAGATTGCAGTCCCCAGTAGTTGCCGTCAAGATTAATACTAGATGAATTAGCAGCCCCGTCTGCCACCGCACTTGTTCCTATACCTTGAAGGCTATGTCTTGTATAGTTACTGCCAGTATTACTATTTAATTGTAAAGATACAAATTCATTACTAGCAGAAGCCAATATACAGCATCTAATTTGTAATGATGAGTAGGTAGCAGGTATTGAACTAAATGTAATTGTTCCGCTTGAACCTGTGCCAGTAGCACTAGCAATAGATTCGTATGAACTGGTAGAAGCGGCCGCGCCACCGCTATCTAATATCCCAAGAATTAAAGACATTAGTTAATTTTACCCACTACATACCAGCTATCCGCGGCTACTTTAATACAGCTTGCAGCACCAAAAGTTGTAGTAATTGTAGGACTTGTAGAAACTGCTCCGGCAGAGGCTACAGTTACACCTGCACCTTGTACTATGGTCATTGTGCCGGTAGCACCAATTTTAATAAGATTTATGACTGATCCTGTTGTAATTGCTACAGAGCTGTTAGGTGGTATTGTAATAGTTGTAGCACCTGTGTTTGAATAAGTAATAAGTTTATTGTCAGCATCGGCGACTACAAAAGTGTCAGATGTCGTAGTTACAGCTCTGACAGTTAGGTTAGCAATGCTGTTCATTTGCGCAGCTGTTAAAACTTGCCCGGTTACAAAGGTGGCCATGTATCTCCTAGTAGCTCAAAATATCTTCATCTAATAAACCATCAACAGCTGAGTCTAGCAAAAAACCTACAGCAAAAGGTTGAGCGCATGAAAATGTTACAAGAAAAGAATTAGGGGTAATCTGATATTGCACACCGGCTATAACGCTATCACTGACCACATTGCCGGCAGGTAAGGTTTGAGTCACCTCAATAGGATCAAAAATATCAAGTGCTAAAGCTGCCGTAGTCCTAGCAGGATCAGCTTGACTATAGGCATCTACAGTCAAAGAGTTGAGCTGTATATCAACACCTTGCTCTTTGCGTGATGCAATAATCATTTGCGCCTGATTTAGAGCATCTGCCTCAGTTTGCATAATGCCCGATCTGACTCGGCTATGCTGAAAATAATCATCAATGCTTGCAGAGTCTTGAGCTGTTTGCCCTGTCAATCCTGCCGGCGTAACTGTAACTTTATTAATCATTTGAAAATCAGATATGTCAAACTCTACATTTTGATAGGTAATGTCACCTGATCCATTGACATCTGAAAATTTTGTAAGGGTAGATCCAGAGGCGGTAATAATGTCTGTCCTTGACATAAACTTAACAAAGCCTCTTTGATCAACATACAAAGCCCCGGTTTCTGTTTGCTCAATATCTTGCAAAGCTCCTAGTAAAGATCTTGACAATCCGGTATCAGCTTGCACTGTAGTAGTAGCCGTTGTAGATATGTCCCGCATACCCCCTGGCCAATCTCCAGAGTCAAGCAAGCTTGTAACCCTTTGCGCTGTGGTCTGTCCGGCGGTGCCGCCTGTAACTGTAGTCAAGGTGGTCAGGTTTAGCAGCTGAAAACCATCTACACAATTGAGAGTGACATAGGCAGGATCAAATCCTGTAGGGCTTTTGTAATTCCACTCTTGCACATAAAAAGATCCAAGGCTATAACTAATGCTGTTGTAAGTAGCCGTCATGCGGATCTTACGCATAGGTTTAATTTTGCCATAAAGAGATGAGGATGTATTGGCAGGGTTAAATGTGCCTGTCTGATCAACAAACACTATCTTTGCACTGCCACCTATAAATGAGTCAGATGATCTATTAAAGGCACGCCTAATGTAACACTGTGTTACAAAAGCTGTTATATCTACAACATCCGCGGCAGCTGTGCCCAATACAGCTGAGTCTAAAAGTGTATTAGGGTTATCAAGAATTAGAGCCGGGTCAAAACTTGCTCCATTGCTAAAATCAATTTCTGCCTTAAATATTGCAGCCGGCATTATCTACCTAGGTTTGCTAACTGTGTTACTGCACCGGTGCGATTTAAGTTATACAAAACATCTTGTATTACAGATTGCAATTGACCCTCAGAAATTACAGAGCCTTGCACATTTACAACCACCTTTGTACCCATGCTACCCATACGATCTAATGGAATTACGGCCTCAGCTCCAGCCTCACCAATCATTGCAATTGTTGGACTATTTACAACGCCACCCTCTGCAAGTTTTACATAACTATTTTTACCAATTTTTTCATCTTGTAAAGCCTTATTTGTAAAATTTAGAGTGCTAGATAATTCGCTTATGGAGCCGGTAAATGCTGCCGAGGTTGGTGCTGTTAATTTTATGTTTGCAATTTCTTTCAACAATGATAACATTTTACGCAGCTCATCATTAGATGCAAACAATTGTTGTAAATAAAGTAAAACTCCAGTAGTAGTCATGCCCCATTTTGTAGCTAACATTTCTACTTCCTCTGTAGAAATTACACCATCTTCAATAACCTTTAATACATCTGAATAGCGTTGAGCTTCATCTACAGCCTTTTCTGTGCCCTCTGCTATTTTTTGCAATATCTTTACACGCAGTTCATCCTCAGCATTTAGCTTACGGCTTAGGGCAGCTTGTAGGTTAATTTTATCTAGGTCAAACATGGACTCAAGCTCTGCCTTTTTCTTAGCCAAAGCATTTTGAGCATCTTTTTCTTTTGTTAATGCTTTTTCTCTTTTCAAAATTTCAGCCTGTATTTTAGATAACATTTGATCTTGAGTTAATTTTTTCTTGCCAAATTTTTCTTGTAATTCTAAAGCATCAATAGTTTGTTGAGATAGGCCAAGATAACCTTTAGCGGCTAAATATTGTTTTTGTCTTACCTTAAAACCCTCAGTGCCTAAATCTTCAAAAGTTGTATTTAAGGCACTAAGAAAACCTTTATCACTTACAGTTTTACCGAAACCTATAAAGACATCACCTAGTCCACCAGCCACCGACTCCAAAACAAGACCAAAAGTTTTAAGATTATCAGTGCCAGTTATTATGTAAGATGATGCAGTTAAAAATCCAGTACCTAAAGTTTCTGTAGCTTCTCCGGCACTTATCTTGAAAGATTTTAATTGACCTTCAAAAGTATCAGTTGATGCTTCGGCGGCACCTGCGTATTTGTCAAGATTTATTAAAAGCTTTTCAAAGCCCATTGCTTTCGCTTCGGCGGCAGTAAAACCAATTCCCAAATTGGCAATGCTCTTGTAATTGCCTATTGCGGCCTTACTTATGGCATCTAATACAGTTTCAAGTTCGGCACCGGTGCCGGCTGAAATATCAAGAGCTTTTTGTAATAAAAATTGTGAGCTGTCAAGATCACCTGTTTGTGTAATTAATTGTCTTAAAGCCGGCACTAATTGGTCTTCGGTTACATTTGTTACTCTTTGTAAATTGTCTATAAAATCTTTCACATTAGGTAACAACCCAGCTGCACCAATAGATTGCAGGGTTAAGCGTAAAGCTTTGTCTAACCTTTCTTGAGCTAATGCTGCCGTAACAGAGTTTTTAGCTAATCCTAATAATGCAAAGCCAGCTCCAATGGCACCTGCATACAAACCGGCTTTTAATCCTTTACTACTTATTGCTACAAATTTATCAAAACCTTTTAGTTCTTTTGTGGCACGCTCAAGACCTTTTTTATCAAACTTAGTAAGAAAATTAATTACAACATTTTGACTCAGTGCCATTAGTTACCCCTAAACTTACTGCCTAAATATTTATCTATTGTAGCTCCAATGCCAGCCAATGCTTGTTCACCTTTGGCCGCCGTTGCCTTATAGATTACTCTCTTACCTTTACCATCTCCCGAAATTGCTCCATGAGCTTGTGATACTTTTCTAATAAATCCTTCACTAGCATTAGGATTGCGACTTACGCGCCTTGTCTTCCCTCTACTCCTAGCTGTACCACCGCCGGTCAATTCAAAAAGTATTCCGGGCACAGATTTATTTACTAACGCTAAAGCCGTTACTGAATATTTAACACCTTTAATTCTTTGTACTTTAACTTTTGCACTTGTAATTTGTATGCCTGCAACAGCATCCGCTTGTGACCATTGCCATCTGGATTGATTGGTTTTGCCATAAGTGCGGCCTCTATGAGTTTGATCAAAAGCCCATCCCCAATTAGTAGGGTAATATGGCTTAGTATCTCTCCAACCTGGAAACACCTCAGATGGTATAAAACTCTTAGCTAGCTTTTCAACAGGTTTAATCTGTTTGCGTAATTCTCTCTTAAATATTTTTTGCGTGTCAGGATCAACCTGTTGCATCTTTTTCATAAGCGCATCTAAGTCAGCTACATAAACAGCTTTGAGAGATCTGTCTTCTTTGAGTAAAGCCACTATCTCCTCTTGACTGTCCCTTTTGTTTTTGCAGCTTGCTCTTGCAATATTGCTTTGATTGCCATATAAACAGCCGGATCAACCTCTAATAAATCTTTAGGGCTAATTCCTGTTGCCACCGACACAGAGGCAATCTCCCATATTTGACCATGTCGGTCTAGCCATTTTTTGGTTCATACAACAAATCAACATCTACAAATTGATTTATGTAATCATCACCAAAAACTAACTCTGTCTTGCCTAAATCTTTTTCCATACGCCAAGCAAGCCACCACAGATCCGACTCCATTTGTAGTTCACCTAATCTCTTACGCCATCCTGTTTTGAACTCAGCTTCAAAAGCTACTTTCACAGATGGCGTAAGATCATAAGTTATTTTTTTGCCGTCTTTCTTTGTTATTTCAATCTTGTGCATGTCCCACCTTTTCTTTTTAGCTAGTAGCTTTTGTCAAAGCTGTAACTGGAAAAGTCACGCTTGCCGTCATAGCTGAGTCTGTTGATCCTGAAATGGGTGTCCATTGTGTAATCAAACAAGACATGCTGTAACTTGGATTTGTAGCGGTGACTGTACCGGTTACTGGTATCAATTTGATTGCCAGTTTAGACCCAATTGCATCTTCAAAAAGACTGTTCACTGAGGCTGCCGCAAAATCATTGAATATTTCCAAGGAAAGTGAGCTTACCTCAACCCCCCCTATCATATTCTGAACAGTATCGTTCATGGCTGTGATAGTCACAGCCTCTACTTCGCGGTTAAGACTTACAGTGCTGACAAATGAAGATATGGTTGAGGTACCTACAATGACTGCTACTTTGTTACCCATGAATATGGCCATATTTTTCCTTTCGCTAACCTATCAATTCCACTGAATACTGATAACTTAGGTAATCAATACTAGCGGATGTTATTGTGCCTGGTGATGCAGACACAACTCTTAA